GTTATCATCACTTGTAGATATTTCTAAATGAGCATCACAGTTAGCTGGTGTATCTCCATCAAAGTTAGATGAAGCAGAATCAAAATTACCTGATCTATTATCAAACAAGTCATCTGGGTTTCTTGAGGTTTGTGTTAAAGTAGCTGTAATTCGAGATGTATGTTTAGCACCTATATCAATAACATCTGAAAATAAATAATTACCACTTGAAAGAAAATCAGCATTAGCAACACCAGAATCAAAAAATCTAGTTGTTTCTGTATCAAAATTTCCTGAAGCTGAATCAAATAACTCTGATGAATCTAATTCAATTGCATCATCTGAAATTACTGTATTAGTTAAAGTTCCAGCAAATAATGGGTGTTCTGATTGTGTTGCTACTGCATTATGATTAATAACATCTGTTACATTAGAAATAATTGCTGTTGCATTAGAACTAAAGTTACCTAATTTATCTACAGCTTTAATTAAATAAGTTCCAGCCCTAGCTGGTACAGTTACTGAAGTTGCTGGTCTTGATACTTTGGTTACTAGATTTACTGAGTTTTGCCAATCTGCACTTCCATCTGTATCTGTTGCATATCTAATTTGATAAAATGCTAAATCTAAATCTGGTATTTGTGTCCAACTTAAATGTGCATTTGTACCTACAATATTACAAGAAAAATCTTCTATATCAGCTGGTGGCTCAATCGCACCTACAATAGTTCTTTGTGCTGATACATAAGTAGATGAAACTCCAAAACTATTAACAGCTTTAACTCTTACATCATAAACTTTTTGGTCAATTACATTTAAAACTCTATGATTTAATCCTGAACCTTGTGCATAAATTATAAAATTAGAATCTGTACTTAATTTATATTCTACTTGGTAATAATCAACAAAGCTATCAGGAGAAGCACCTATAGTTACATCTAAAGCTACAATTACAGTTCCATCATTATATTCAACTAATGTATCATCTAGTGTTACAGCAGATGGTGGTTGGATAGTATAAGGATTAGGTAAATTAGTTGTTGGTGTTGATGTAACTTGTACTTTAGAAGCCCATGTATAATGACTAGCTTGATATTCAACAAGTGATAAGCCCACAGTTAAATCTTGATTAAAAGTAATTCCAATAACTCTAAAAGGTTTAGCAGAAAACCCTAATGAAGAATGTGTGATATTTACAATATCTGCTATTGCTAAATCATAACCATTAAAATCAACACTAATACCTAAAGATAATGCCTCTCTACTTCTTCTTAAAATTACCTCTGCCATTTCTTCTGCCTGATATTTGCTAGTCAATGTTGTAAAATTAAATCTACCCTCAAGTAAAAATCCACCATCAGCAGTTTTCATTGTTGCGTGTTGATCTGCACTTGATAATCCTGAGTCATCTATTGGTGGCCATTGAACTTCATTGACTTGATAATTTCTTGCTGGGTCAACAAAGCCAACTATAACTCTATTGTATCTGTCATTCTTTGTAGGTGTAGATAATGAATAGCCACCTATAATATTATCTTCTGTTAAAGTTATACTTGCACTTCCTGTTGTTTCTATAATTAAATTATATTTACCAGCATTGTAAGGTAAGTAACCTCTACAACCTTTTAAGAACTCCCTAACATTATCTATGATAGGTTTTGAAGTATCTAACGCAGTATTACAATCAAAAATATTTATATCACTACCACCTGAATATGGTGTTACTTGTGTTACGCAAACTTGTGAGGCATCATAAAAAGATTGTAAATCTATTTCACTTACTGCTAATCCTTTTCCATATCTAGCATTTGTTAAATAATCTAATAAGCACCAAGCTGGATTAGTAGAATAAGCTGACGATTGTGCCTGTAGGCTAGAGTTATAAGCTACAACTTTCTTACCTTGTATTTTTGCTTGTACTTTTGGTATTCCTGTAAATGCGTCTTGATTCCATTTAAATCTTAAAGCTAAATAACAAAGACCAGATAATTTATGATTACTTCCCCAAGATGATAAGGTAGATAATATAGATGATGCTGATTGACCATCTGTTCCATAGTGTGGTTCTACTTTAATTAAACTTGTTGAGTCTTTATAAAAATTACTATCTCCACTTCCTACTTCTACTTCTGCACCATCTGATAATGCACTTGCCCAAGTAACAGCTTTATCATCAACTAATATTTCTTCTATATCGTTTATCTCTCCCTCTGACATAACGATACACATATATAAATAAGTATTATCTGTTCCAGAAGTTTCCATAAACACTCTAGTTCCACCTATAAGTCTTTCTCCATAAATTACAGGAATATTAGAGTCATTAGATTGTTTATTAACTAATATACCTCTTTCAAAATCATCAAATTCGTTAGTTCCAAAATCAGGAATTTCAGGAACTTTGGGTCTTAATGCCCATGACATAAACAAAGAAATACCTAATGACACTAAAGGGTTTCCCCCTGTGAAAATTTTAGCTATTGATGTGACTGCTCTTACAAATCCGCCCATGCCCAATTATCCTTTATTACTCTTTGTGTATTTCTATATATTTTCTCATTATCAATTCTTAACCAGTTAATAATTTTATCAGAACCAAACTTTTGTGCAAAGTAGTTTTTAGTCCATGACATAATTTGTTTTAAATTTGAAATACAAACTGTTTCTATGTGCCAAATATTATTACCAGAGTTCCATTCATTATATTTAATAATTCCTGTTTTTTTAAAATGGTTAGAAGCATAATCAGAAAGAAAAGCCCAATTAGTAAAGCCTATTAAAGTATCGTTGTGATAATGTTTTTTGTATTGCTTTAGATATATACTTGGCTTGATGTGATGCTGTAAATCAAGATCATGTAGATTATCATATTTAGGATAGTTTCGATATAGTGAGATAATATCTTGCATTACTCTCTACCCCATTTAATATCTTGTACTGTTTGAGAACTAAAATCCATTCCAACATCTGTACTAAAGAATCTTTGTTGTGATGCGTTGTTAGTCTTTCGACCATTCTTTTTATTAAAATCTGCCCAATGAGATACAATAGATAATGATAATGTACTTGATTTTGGTTGCTCTTGTATTTCAAAGTTTTCTATACTTCCTTTGTAAAGTAAAAAAGGGTCAGAAACTATTGTATTATCATCTGCTAATAAGCCTCTAAAAATAGTTACAGTATCGTTAATAACATTTTCGTTTAGTACAGTTGAGATAAAAGTTTGTTCTGCACCTGATAAAGTTAAGCTAATACTAGATTTAGTTACATCTGTTTGTTCGGAAAAGTCAGATATACCTATTAAATGATCTGATGCTGAATAAGTAACTGATGAGCCTGATACTGATGAAGTTAAAGGAAAAGAGCAATCTGTTATATTAATAGGAGTAGCAAACCCAATAGTAATAAGATGAATAGGCCTAATATCATTAGTCGCTAGTTCGTTCTTTATCGCTGTTGTTAGGCTTCTCGACATATTCTTCGTAATTAGTTTGGGTTACACTTTCTGTACCTTTTAACATAGTATATTCAAATTTGCTATTAGGTTTCTTGTATTCTTTAAGATCATTAATTGAAGTATCTATTTGATCTTCATTAACAATAATTTCTGCAATAAAATCAGCTGTTATCTTGTGGGTTATTTTATATTTTTTCACTATAAAGATTCTTCTACATCAAATTCAAATTGATACAATAATGCACCATCTTTAGCAGTTCCAACTACACCAAACTCTTGAATATCATTTGTTAAGTGTACTGTAAAAGGAACATTATCATAAGTTACTACTGAATCATTTACTAATGCTGTAAGTAAAGGTGGTTCTATTGTAACTGTTGAAGCATTACTAGAAGAAGTTACATCTGATACAACCATATATACTTTATTATGTGAAGCAAACTTTAAAAAATCTCCAGCCCTAAATTTGTGTGTTCCATCATTATTATGTCCGTCCATAGCAATCGTTGTATCTCCTACTGCGTGAACACCATTAATTAATACTGTTCCTGTTTCATTACCTCTAGCATCTTCTACTTCTGGTGGGATAATTGTAAAGTTTTCTTTGCCTGATCTTTGCTTAACTATAAAAGCCATTAACTCTCCATAAACATCTGATCTAGTTGCTGTAACTATTCTAACTGTAAATGCCCATCTTTGATTATCTATTTGTCTAGCAAGTTTCTTACCAGATAGAGTTTTTGAAATAATAGTATTTTGAATAGACTTTATTCCTAAAGATTCAAACTTAGCAGTTGATATTGGAAAAGCACCTGACATTAGATTAAGTTTTTACTCCCTCTTTCATTAACTGCACTATTAATTAATTGTGTAAGAGTTCCTCTTGATCTAACTAATAATTCTTCAAAACCAGAAGCATCTACTGTATTAATATTAAAATTAACTGTAGTAGCACCACTATTTCCTGTGCCTCTAGCATTTTGTGTTATTTGGCCAGATTGGTTTGGTATAAATAACTCTGCACCTTGCTCTCCTACCATATATGGTTGTCCTTTTTGTACTGAACCACCACTTGCTCTGCCAAAAAAACTTCCAATAGCACTAAATATACTTCCACCACTACTAGCACCACTTAAAGCTACTTGTTTTCTTTTTTCATTTGTAATCATTTTTTCAATAGCAAGTTCTACACCTTTTTTTGCTATTACTGATATTAATTGACTTAACACTTCTACTGCTAATGTTCGTGCCATATTTTTAAATGTTTCTTTAATATTTTTACCTAATATTAATGATTCAGCAAGTCCTCTTGAAAAAGAATCTATACCTTTATTAATAAAACCTACAATTTCATCTGATATACTATATTCTGCATTTTGTTGTTTTATTTTTTGTAATACTTGACCTTGAATATCATTTTGTTCTCTAAATTTTTTTACACCCTCTGTTTCTAATTCGTGAAATTTTATTCTGTTTTTATTACTTTCTTCTTGAATAAATCTTTGTATCTGTAATTCTTTCTCTTTTGCTTTTGCAATAGATTCTTGAATTTTTGCAATATCAAACAACTCTTTTTTTGTTTCTATCATTACCTTATGATAATCTCTTGCATCAGGTAATAATTTTTTTTCGGTAGTACCAGCCAATGCTTTAAATCTTCTATTAATATCATCTATAATTAAACCTAACCCAGCTATCTTGCTTAAAAATCCACCAAATGTTATTGCAAGTAATCCTATAACTGATTGAAAATCTCTAAAATTAGTAGTTAATATTTTTATTCCATTAGATAATTTTAAAACAGCAACAGCAAGATTTTCTCCCATTTCTCTACTTAATCTTCTTATTGCTTGATCGTTTGTTTCTGTAAATTCTTTTAAATCTCCTAATTGTTTTTTAAGTTCATCAAAAAATCCTGATGCTATTTCAGTTTGAATTGTAAAAAAAGCATCTTTTAAGTTTGATATAGTTCCTTTTAAAGTGTTTGCTAGTTTGTTTGTTAGTTCTCCAAACTTTCCCCCTGTTCCAAATGCTCTTGCTAATCCTAAAATAGATTCATCAACACTTGTTTTAACACCAGCTGAAAAACCAGCCATAGCAGTTACAGCCCTATCTCTAAATAAATCTGCTGAACCAATACCAGCACTAAATGATCTTTGTATTTGTTGTGAAGCTAATGCAAAATCACCACCTAACTGAACTGCTGTATTCCCTGTAATCTTTAATAATTCCTCAAATGATATTCCAAGTGATTCTGCTTTTTCTGATACAGTTGCTAAAGCTGTTACACCTTGTTGAATATTAGATAATTCAAATGGAGTTGTTTTTGCAAATTTAGTTACAACATCTAATGCGTCTTTACCTTTTTTAGCACTACCAAATAATGCTTCTAATTGCACACCTAATTCTTCAATTTGCATACCAGCACTAACAATACCTTTAAGTACCACTCCAGCACCTAAACCTATAAAAGCATTTTTTAAATTAAATATAGAGCCTTTAACTTTAGAAAGAGTACCTTGTAGTCTATTAAATGCCTGTTTGGATTTATCTTTTGCTACTATGTCTATATTGAGTTTTTGTGCCATTATTTAAACTTCCTTGCTTCTGCTAGTGATTGACTTGTTTTATACTGTTCTTGTTCTTTTTTCAAGTAAGCTAACCAAAGATTATAATGACTAACAGGCATATCAAGAACTTGTTGAATTGTAAGATGTAATCGTTCTGCAACAACTAAAAGCGACCTAACATCAGGGTCGCTATCTACTTTTTTTCTGCGTCCTCGTAATTAGTATCTAACAGTATTTTATTGGCAACATCAGATATAACATTTGAATCTGCTTTTTTTCTTAATGCAAATTTATCTTCTGGGCTAAAGGCTTTTATCATTTCGCCTTTATCATTCTTAATTAACAACTTCATTATAAGTAAATCAACAAGAACAGTTAAGTCTTGAAAATTACTAGATTTCTTAAAGATGATGTTTTTTTCTTCAAGGGTTAATGGCTCTGAATAGAATACACTAGCATTACCATGCTCGTCTTTCCACTGCTCAACTTCAATAGTGATAGTTTTAAGAGTTTCAAAATGAGATTTAACTCTATCAATAACTGACATAAATTAGGATTATACAGTTCCTATTGTTAAAGCACCTGTGCCTTGAAAAGTAACAGTTCTTGATATTACTGCGTCCATTGAGTTATTAACTGACATTCCTGTAACAATCCCTGTACCAGCAAAACTTCTGTCGCCACTTGCATTACCCTCAGGTAATAAAATAAAAGCGAGTGAAGAACCAGCTGTTAAGTTTGTTTGAGGTGTATCTGTTTCGTCAAAGTGCATTTCTAATGTACCAGAGAATGAAGTTCTACCAGCTAAAAAAGATTTAGTTGCATCTGTTAAAGCTGTATCTTCTACTACATCTCCTGTTGTTTCAAGTGTGAATGATGTTAGTTCCCCAACAGCAGTTCCACCAACTGTTACAACTCCTTCTTTTCCGTGATGTGTTGCCATTTCTTATCCTTGTTTGATTTAGTTTGTTTAGTTTCTTTTTCTTGCTTATAACCTAGACTTACATAATATTCAAGATTAGATTCATTAATAACCACCTCTGAATTACCTTTATATAATTTAATATCTTTAGCCATAAGTCCTTTTATTATCTTTCATCTTCTTCGTCAATATCTTCTTCATCTTCTTCAAAATCATCATCATCTAAATCTTCTTCCCATTCTTGACTTTCATCTTCTTGGTTTTCTTTTAATTCAGCTAATAAGTCTTTTACTTCTTCACATAACATAGACTCTTTATCGTGTAATTTTTCTATTTGGTCTATTTTCTTTT